GGATGAAGTGGGAACAAAAGACAGGCAACACGATTCAGCAAGTACAAGACAAGCTGGGCATTGCCGATCTAATGTTTTTGGCATATCACGCAATGAAGCGCGAGGCTGGCGGCAAGCCGGTCAAAGCATTTGATGTGTGGTGTGAAACAGTCACCGACATCAACATGGGAGAGACTGATACCCCAAAAGTTACAAATACGGAAGTTTGAATCGAAAGGTTTGGGAGTTAGCAATAGCGACCGGATTATCAAGATCAGAATTTCAAACAGCTGAGGATATTTTAACCGCATTTGAGATATTGGAGAAGCGCAATGGCAAGTGAGTCAATCACTTATGATCGCAGCGATTTGCGTAATATCATGACAGCTTTTAAAGCGATGGATGATGCCTCTGTTGCACAGGCCAAAGCCGTCTCAAATGGATTGGCAACTTTTTTGCAATCTAAGATCAAAAGCGCAGCGGCCAATCGACCAAATAACGCAGCTGGTCGAATCGCCGATGGTTCGCGTGTGAGTAAATCCTCAAAGGTTGGCGAGATTTCATTCGGATTTGTGTCTCAAAAGTTTTCAGGCGGTGGCACCACTCAACAGCTTTGGGGCGGTTATGAATTTGGCTCCAACAAATTTAAGCAATTCCCGGTGTGGTCAGGCCGTCAAGGCCGAGGTTCACGCGGCTATTTCATTTATCCAACCTTAAGAGAACAGCAACCTCAAATCATTGCTCAATGGGAAGCTGCATTTTCAAAGATTGTGAGGAAATGGTAAATGGCCGGTCAAAGTAGAACACTCAAGCTCTCGATCCTTGGCGATGTCGATCAGCTCAAAAGGAGCCTTGCTACCGGTACCAAAGAGGTTCAAACATTCGGATCAAGAGTTTCAGACTTTAGCAAAAAAGCTGGATTGGCATTTGCCGCAGCTGGAGCCGCTGCCGGTGCTTACGCCGTTAAATTGGCCGTGGATGGTGTCAAATCTGCTATTGAGGATGAAGCTGCACAGGCAAAACTTGCCACTACATTACAAAATGTCACCGGAGCAACAAACGCGCAAATTGCAGCTGTTGAGGCGCAGATACTTAAAACATCATTGCTTACGGGCAAAACAGACGATGAGTTGCGCCCAAGCTTTGATCGATTGGTGCGCTCAACAAAGGATGTTGAACAGGCTGCCAAATTACAGGCTTTAGCTTTAGACATTTCGGCCGGTTCAGGCAAATCACTTGAAGCTGTATCCAATGCCTTGGCCAAAGCACATGACGGCAATTTTGGTGCACTCAACAAATTAGGCGTTTCCATCGATGCCAATATCATCAAATCAAAAGATTTCGATGCTGCTACCGCCGCGCTAGCTGCCACTTTTAGAGATCAAGCATCCGTACAGGCCGACACATTTCAAGGCAAAATGGCCAGACTTAGAGTGGCCATCGATGAAGGTAAAGAGACAGTTGGATCATTCATTCTTGATGCAATTACTCCAATGGTTACGCTTTTTATTTCCAAGGTTGTGCCAGCCATCCAATCTCTAGCCGAAGAAATGGGGCCAAGACTTACTCCCGTTTTTCAAACTTTAGGCAATTTCATCAATCAAGTACTTTTGCCAGCATTTGCATCATTATGGGCATTTATCAAAAACTATATTGTGCCAATTTTAGACGTTACATTGGTGCCAATCATCAAAGCTGTATTTGCAGCCTTTAGCACTATCTCGGCAGCTCTAAGAGAAAACGCCGATGAGCTTGAACCATTGCGTTCAGCTTTTGCAGCTTTCGCAGGTTTCTTGCGCGATACGGTTGCACCAATTATTGGCACATTTATCAGCGGATCAATCGCCGGCATCGCTGGAGTTATCTCAGCTTTGATTGGTGTCGTTGGCGATGTGACTAGTGCGGTTTCATCCGGCTTTACAAGAGTCCGAAACTTTTTTAGCAACGTTATAAATTTTATTTCAGACAATGCCAGCGATTTAGTTTCACCAATTGTCAATGTGTTCCGCGCGGCAATTAACACAATCATTGGTCTTTGGAATCGTTTGGATTTCCGAATCACTTTTGATGTGCCGTCATGGGTGCCAATTATCGGTGGCGATTCTTGGCGATCACCGGACATTTTCCCGGACATTCCATTTTTGGCAAATGGCGGCATCGTCAATTCACCAACATTGGCCATGATTGGTGAAGCTGGGCCGGAAGCTGTTATCCCATTGAATCGAAGCGGCCTTATGGGCAACACCATAAATCTGACAGTAAATGGCGCAATTGATCCTGAAAGCACAGCGCGCCAAATCATCACGGTGCTTAACAATTCAAGCTACCGGGGCACATTAGGTGCCGGGGCATTTGCATCATGAGCCTATGGAATCCCGAATATCAGATTTTGATCGATGGGGTTGATTACAGCTCATCCACCATTGCCAATCTGACAATTACATCCGGGCGCACATCAATCTATGAACAACCTGTGGCCGGATATTGCTCGGTCGAATTAATCAATTTTGACAATGTGGATTACCCATTCACAGTCGGCACAGATATTTTGATTTCAATCAAGGATTCAACAGGCACATTTGTCAATTTGTTTGGTGGGTTCATTTCCGATCTTGAGATTGGGGTTCAATCCGCTGGATCACGCGGTTATGTCACATCAGCACGAATGACAGCACTAGGAGCATTGGCACGATTGGCCAGAGCCAATTGGGAATTGGCATTGGCAAAAGAGCTTGATGGTGATCAGATTTACGCCATTTTGAGCGATCTATTGCTCAACAATTGGAATGAGGTTGCCGCAGCTTTACAATGGCAAAATTACGACCCAACAACGACATGGGCAAATGCTGAAAATGTGGGCTTGGGTGAAATTGATCAGCCTGGACAATATGAAATGATCGCTCGATCTGCCGATCCGATTTCAAGCTACACACTAGCGGCACAAATTGCAGAATCTGGATTGGGATATTTGTTTGAGGATTCATCGGGTCGCATTGGCTATGCCGATGCATTACACAGACAGACTTATCTGAGCACCTATGGCTATACATCCATTTCGGCCAATACATCACTCGGTGTTGGCTTAAAGTCGATCACCCGGACAGGCGATGTCCGAAACTACATCACATTAATTTATGGCAACGGATCAAACATTGATGAAGCTGATTTGGCATCGATTTCGACTTATGGCAAATTGGGCGAAATCTTTGAAACCAATCTCCATGATGCAACCGAGGCGGCATCGGTAGCGGCTAGACGATTACAGCTGCGAGCCTACCCACGCGCATTTTTTGATTCAATCCAATTCCCATTGGGATCACCCGAAATTGATGATTCCGACCGGGATGATCTGCTCAACATTTTCATGGGCTTGCCGCTGGAAATCACGGATTTGCCACCCAACATCGTCAATGGAATCTTTCAAGGCTATGTAGAAGGTTGGACATTTCAATCTTCCTACAACGCTTTGTCGATAACCATCAACGCATCACCAATTGAATTCTCTCAGGTGACACTCCGATGGAATCAAGTGTCTGCTTTAGAGGCATGGAATACAATCAACCCAACTCTCACATGGGAAAACGCGATCGGATCGGTGGCATAAATGGCAACTACAACTCCCAATTTTGGCTGGCCGGTGCCAACGAGCACCGATTTGGTCAAGGATGGCGCAACGGCAATTGAGGCATTAGGCGATGGTATTGACACATCGATGGTTGATCTCAAAGGCGGCTTAACTGGACAAATTTTGGCTAAGGCCACAAATGCGGACATGGATTTTTCTTGGATCACAAATGACCAAGGTGACATTACAGCCGTCACAGCTGGCACAGGTATTACAGGCGGCGGCACATCCGGCGCGGTAACAGTTTCATTTGATCAAGCCAATTTTGGCGGTGGTCAATTTGCAGCTGCCAAAAATAAAATCATCAACAGTGATTTTTCTATCTGGCAACGCGGTACAACCTTTACAAATCCAGCGACTAATGCATACACCGCAGACCGCTGGCAAGTAAGTCATGATGGAACTGGTGCAACGCGCACAGTTAGCCAACAGACTTTTACTCCGGGAGCAGCACCGGTCGCAGGTTATGAAGGCCAGTATTTTTATCGTTACGCAGTAAGCGTTGCAGGTAGTGGAAACACCTTTCAAGATTTTAGATACAA